CGTATTTCCATTCAGGATTAGCAAAAAAGTTGTTGTCTAACACCTCAATCCATTTTCCCATCGGGTTCAAATCAACAGGTTCAACAGATTGTATATAGCCCTCCTTTTCTCGAACTAAGCAGAACGGACATCTCCGGATGCAGCCCCTGCTAAAGAACTGAATAGAGAAAGGATACTGGGGGTAAATGGAGTAATCCATCAACAAACTATTTTCCACATCATCAGAAAGCCTGCTTGCAATGTTATAGCCAGTACCACCTTTCTCAATTACATTCGCATTTAACGTCAGATAATTAAAATCAGGAGTGAAAGTAAACACTTTGCTTGCCATTACCTTATCATATTGATTGAAAGTGGTAGCCCATTCTACTTGATCACCTCTTGCCTTGTGATAAGCGGATATCCGCATAAGGGCGAAATTGGGGAAGTTATGACCATCCACGTCGATTAATCCAATGTTCATTACTATTTAATTTGAATTATTCTTCATCATCATATTCTGTATCAAAGATACGTGCAACCATATCTACAATATTTTCCTCAATATCTTCCGTAGATCCTGTTACAGCATTGGCTATATTTTTTTTCTCCTGAATGATCCGATAAACTTTTTCATCTATTGTTCGCCGGCCAAGGAAATAATAACAGGTAACAGAATCTTTCTGTCCAATACGGTGTGCCCGGTCTTCACACTGACAGCAATCGGCGTACGTCCAAGGGAACTCAACAAAGGCGACATTACTTGATGCGGTAAGCGTCAAACCGACTCCGGCTGCTTTTATTGAGCAAATAATAATATCCGCTTTAGGATTGTTCTGAAAGGCGTCAACCGCTCTTTGTTTCTCATCCGGTGATTCTCTACCTGTTACAGATACAGCCGTCGGAAAGTAACGTTTCAGTTGGTCTACAACTTCATGGAGTGAACAAAAGAGAATTATCTTTTTCCCATTCTCCCGGAAATCTTTCACAAATTCAATAACATCACGTACTTTGCCACGAGCTGAAATATTACGGAGAAGCCCGATCTTTACCATGACTTCACCACGCAGAGCCTTCTCTATCTTATCATCGTCAGCATCCTTGTATTTCTGTAGGTACATAATAAGGTCGCGTTCTGCATCCATATACTCTTTGCGATTTGTAATTTCGCAAGTATTAACCTGGCGTATCTTGTCCGGAAGATCTGTGAGAACAAGAGACTTTTCACGACGAAACATACAATATTGCCAAAGGTTGAAATTCAGTTCTTTCAGATTTGAAGCCTCTCTTTGTCCGGAGCAGTATCGGTTAACAAACGGTTTATAGCCACCAAAGTCCTCCATACGGTTTAGAATCGCCAGCTGTGGAATCAAATCTTTGGGCCGATTTACTACCGGTGTTCCAGTAAGTTCTATCACCCATTCTTTGCCGGTGCATATCCCTTTACAGAATTTAGCCTGCTGGGTAGATGCAGATTTACAACGGTGACTTTCATCAATGATAACTGACTTGAATAAATTGATTGAGTTTCTAAATTCTACATCTCTCAACGTCCAGCCTTCGGCTTTCTTTATGCGTTGTACAAAGTATTTCTTTAATGATTCATAGTTAACAATAAACACCTGGTGCATTCCTGTCTGGAAGAAGAAAGTCCACGTATCACGCACCTTGTCGGTTAGGATCATCGCTTTTTTATCTGTAAATTTCTCCCATTCACGTAACCAATTTATTTTGAGTGAAGACGGACAAATGACAAGACAAGGAAAAGCATCAGCAAGATTTATTGTTGCAATACTCTGCAATGTCTTACCGAGTCCCGGTTCATCGCAATTCATAAACCGTTTTAGTTCCAATCCCCGTGCAATACCTTTAAGCTGATAAGGATAAGGCTGAATCTTTAAATTGTGCGGTACGGTTAGATCCGGCAGTTCCGGAATATCATAAGCGATATCTTCCTCCTTTTTTTCTGTACCGTTTACCCAATTTATATTCTCAAACTGCTGTATTTGATAAATCATCCTTTCAAGCTCTACCCTACTCCTTGTCGGGACAATCCAAACTTTTTTAGCACCATCAAAACGTCTACCGGGAATCTGTCTGACCCGATCTATTATTGAAGTCTTATATTTGAATGATAATTCGAAATTATCTCCTTTTAATTCAATATTCATGATTCAGAGTATTTAGCAGGGGGAATTATCCCCCTGTGATGATTGATTATGCGGTTGCGTCAAGAGGTGCAGGCGCCTCTATTTGTTTTTTACGTCCTCTTTTTTTAGGCTTCTCTTCTTCCAGTACAACAGCTTCTTCCGGTTCATCCGTTTCGAAATCAAGCCGCTCTTGTCTGACTCCCCATTTCTCTTCAAACAGATAACTTTCAACTTCCGCATCACAAGCTGCAGCATCAATGCTCAATTCTTCATAGTAAGGGTAATCTGCATCAAGGAGAGGAACGAAGATTTTCAGGTCAACAACTTTGCCGGACTGAAGAAGTTTAGCTCCCATGATGGTAATTCCAGAAACACCATCGACGCTGTCATTTGCATAGCCCGTAATGATATAGTTTTCCAGAGTCTCTGCATAGCCCGGAGAAGTAAAGCTATCTTTGTTGATATTAGATGCCTCTGGCTGCTCACACAATACAACGAGATGTAATTTAAGCCGGCTAAATGCTTCTCTTAAATCACTGTGGATGATCTGATCGCAGCTCTTGTTAATTACATTCGTGTAGTTCGCTTCCGAGAAACGCTCATTGTACACTACATTCAAGCGGTCTTTTTTGATAACCGCCTTCTTGATCTCATTTTTTACTTGTTCCATAATCTTCTTTAGTTGATAAAGTGATAATACTAAATACTGATACAACTCCCATGACGGCAGCCGTAGTTATTTCTCTAGTCGTTGCATCTTCTCTTTGAGAAAAAGATAATGCCGTAAACAGACCGATAACGGCTAGCCCGATTGTGATTCTTTTTAAGTTTTTCATGATGATTGCTTTTTATTGTTATTATACATTCCGGACATTTTCATTTCTTCTTTTGCTTTACTTATCACAGTTACACACCACGATAGTTGATGCGTTGCCGTCCGATTGCAGCGTTCGCACCAGTCTACCAAATATCGTTCTTCCCTACATAGAGAGTTAACTAGAGCATTTATGGCCGTCGCTGTTGCTTTCGCATTCTTAGCTGTATCGACAAGCGTCTGCATGACCTCGGATTTCATCGCCTCATTGAGCCAGTATTTTGAGTCTGCAAGTAATTTGCCGGAACGGGCAACATATACAGCCAAGTCATTGCCACGTTGTACCGCTTCTGTCGCATCTTCGCTCATGGTTATATTGAGAAATGAATCTATATTAGTTAATTCATCCAATATTTGATATTTAGGTGTGATAAGTAAGTTCATATTGTTTTTATGATAAAATATAATCAGACCATCAATTGCCACCATTTGAAAGCCAGGTCTTCGTACTTTTCTTTTCCCTTGGTATATGTAGGATGATTACGGTCGGTGATAAAATGCTTGAATATCTTGCAGTTCTTTTTCGAGATTGCATAAATGAAATCCTGTTCACTTCCTGCGATATCCATATACCAGGCACGGGATCGGTCCCAGTCAAAGAAATCTATCGCTTCATCGAATTGTGCCTGAGACTCTGCAAAGGTCGTTTTCAAATCGCCACCAAAACCGTAAGCAGATAACCACCAGTCCCATTTACAGCGAGTATCGAGGTGATAGGCAAAGTTCCCATAATGGAACTCCTGCTGCTTATTTACCATGAACTTCTGTGTATCAGACTGCGCTAGCACAACAGCAAGAAACTGGTCTTTCTCCGCTTCCTTCCGGAGAGCCTTACGCATCTCAAGTCCTAATTCAAATTCTTCTGTCGTGTACACATAATCATCTACCATCAGCTTGTCATACCGAACACGGTCATTCTCTGTGATAAGAGCGTCTACAAGAGTACCGAACTTGAATGCCTTTTCTTTATCCCCGTATTGAGCACGGGGATAGAGATAATTTTTAAGTTCTGTCAGATCAGAGTTACTTACTTCTGTACGCGAATAATATGAATCGGGATTTGACATAACTATTTAGCTTTTACATCTGCCTCGTAGCTGATGAATTGTGATTCGATATGTTTTTGCTCTTTGCTGTTTGCTTGTTTCTCGCAATAGGTAATCATCTTTTTAAATATCTTCTCCAGTTCCTCAACAGGTAAGGTTTGCCCTTCGTTTATCCACCACATTTGGAACACCTCTAAGTATCCCTGTTGGTGAAGTACAATAATTTTTTCTTTCACCTTAGCATTTGTCGGCGGAGGAGCAATAGAAGCGGCAGCACCTGCAAAAAGACTACCGATTGAACTTTGCTGTGCTTTCATTGCAGCTTCTTGTTTAGCTGCTTCTTCCGCTTTTTTTATTTCTTCCATCTGTTTAGCCGTTTCTGCAGCTTCACGTTGTTTGCGTACTTCTTCCGCTTTGGCGGCTGCCTCTGCATTAGCAAGACGAAGCAGCTCCAACTCTGCTAGTTCTTTACGTTTAGACGGAATACGGTCGGTAAGATCTTGCTTAACGTTTAATAACTTAGCCTTATACTGTTGAGCATATTGTTCATATTTACCTTCTAAGATATTTCGGCGAATCTCCTTTTTTGTTTCTTGACTGATATAGTAAGTCACTGAATCCGCACTAAACTTATCAAAATGAGATTTGGGATAATCGGTCTGAAAGACTGTGATTCCTATAACTTCGCGATCGAAGTTCTCATGTGTCAAATTAGAGAAGATGCCCTGTAATTCAGAAACTTTACTTGAAAGATACTGGTTGAAATAAGAAAGAAGGCTGTTCTCTATTGTCTGTTGATAATTTGCTTTCTCTGTCTCAATTCTAGCCCTTTGCTCTGCTTCTTTCTTTCTCTTCTGCTCTTCTTCATATTTGAACTTAGCATACTCATTGCGCTTTATCACAAGCTTTCCGGGAATTGTTGAAGGATCCTTAGGATCAATTTGTTTTTCTTGGGAGGTGAAAAAGGAACGTATTCTATCAAATATCTGCGTAATAGGTTTACGACGTTCATCCATATTTTTGAGTGTATTATTTACCTTCCTCAAGTAGTCGGATGCAGCTTGATCTATCGTTTCATTCATACCTTCTCCTTCGATTGTATCAAGGAGAGTTTGACCAGCTTCATTGCATTTCTTGACAGAGTTAGTATTTCTTCCGATGATGTCCGGAAAGGATGAAAGGATGTTTTTTACCTCATCTATTTTGATTAATTCTGTTGCCATAATTGTTTTCTTAAATTGGTTAGTAAATACTTAGAAGCCTCCGTTTGCATCATCTTCAGACACTGTTACCTGTACAGGTTCCGAAGCATCTAATTGCTTTTCTTCTCCGAAAGGAGCATTAATGTCATCTACCGTTTGAACAGGTTCATTAATTTTTTCTTCATCTACTAGCCCGTAATCAATAACAGGTTCTTCCTGTTGTGTCTCCATAGATGTATAATTGCC